GAAGAAATGTTTCAAAAAGAGTTAAATAATATGTATATGACTTTTTGTAAGAAACAGTACGATTATGGCCCAAATAATATAGCAATGGGCACATTATTGAAAAATGATAAAGAAATCAATACATCCTTATTAGGTATAATAGTAAGAATGAATGATAAAATAAACCGACTACTTAATCTATCAACCAAACACGACTTCAAAGCTCAGAATGAGCCAATTGAAGATGCGTTCTTAGATATAGCAATATATTGTTTGATGGCATTAATAGTCAAATCAGGGAAATGGAGCAAATAATGGCTAAAAAGAAAACAAGAAAGAAATCTGTTAAAAAGCTAAACTTTTGGCAAAGAGTAGCTAATGGGTGGAAAAAGTTCTTTTCATCTGCTTGGAGCAAATAATGGCTTCAATTAAATGGACAGAAGACGAAGTAAGAATCTTAGACCAATATGAACGTACAGCTAAATCAGCGTTCGTATTATATCAAGAAGTAAGAAAAGCTGGATATAATAGAACGTATAAGGCTGTTACACGTAAAATTGAAAGTCTAGGGTTAAGAAAACCAAAAAGGTACGTAACAGGGCACGAAAAAACCATTGGATACCTAGATATTGAATCTACTGGATTTAGTGCTAATATAGACTTGATGTTGTCTTGGTGTATAAAACCAAGAGGAGGTAAGGTAGTTGGTGCTGTGATTACCAGGGAAGAGCTAATGTCTGATAATCAAGACGCTAGAATCGTGGAACAGCTTGTTGACGAAATGAACAAGTATGACGTTATAATGACGTATTATGGAACAAGGTTCGACATTCCTTTCATTAGAACAAGAGCTCTATATCACGGCACCCAATTTCCTATGTATAGACAAAAGTCTCATAAAGACTTATACTATGTTGTAAAGTCTAAGTTGAAGTTACATAGGTCATCTCTAATGGCTGCTACTGAATTTTTTGGTATCGCAGGAAAAACTCGCGTGAAACCCGAGTATTGGCAGAAAGCACGTTGGGGTGATGCAAAATCACTAAAATACATTTATGACCACAATGTTGCAGATGTAGCTATATTAGAAAGACTGCATCGTAAGATAGAAGATTACGCTGCACCAACAGTTAACCCAATTTAGGAGAAACAATGAAGAAAAACTCAAAACAAGAACCTAACAAAATCTTTTTCAATGAAAAAGAGTATGAGTTCAATAATAGTGACTTAAGCGATGAAGGACAAGCTCAATATGCTAGAGCAAACCAACTTGCATCAGAATTAATGCAAATGGAAAGAGCAGCAGCTGAGAAACGCTTTATTATCAACAATTACATCCAATTCGTAGTAGATGAAATCGAAAAAGAAAAAGATGTTGACGAAGATGATAAAAAATAAGTATATTAAGTGAAGACTCGAATTGTTAGAGGAGTTGAACATCATTTATATGAAAATGTCGCCGAGTTCAGAGAATACCACCCAAATATAGGATTGGTTGAGAACTGGCGACATTCGAATAAAGGTAATTGGATTCTTAGTGATGATGGACAGGTATGTCAAGTATTACATCTTGGTGTATTAAAAAAATCAGATAGAAAGAAAGAAACTACTTTTATTAGAACCATTATTGGTTCCTTCGTATGTGGTGACAACGTAAAGATGGAAGGACCTATGCGAACAAATATGCATACGTTCTCATCTGAAGGAAAATCTCCTTCTGTTAGAAGAAGAGAGAGAAAGAATGCAACTAATTCAGAATTTTTGTTTGCAAAGTATGTAGCAAAAGGAGAAGACGTGGTGGAAGCCTATATGAAGTCTTTTCCTACAAATAACGAAAAATATGCACAAAGTCAAGCGAAAATGCTGTTAAAAACAAGCAGGGTGAAAAATTTGATTAGAGAAGAAATAGATAAGTATTTAGAAGAAGCAGAAATTACTCCAAGGTATTTATTGGAGGAAATGAGAGAATTGATTGATAAAAAAGATTCAAGCGATAGAGATAAGATTTCTGCTATAACAACATTAATGAAAATATCTGGAATGATGGATACTGAGAAAAAATCAGAATCTATTACATTATTCCAGGGTTTTACAAAGGAGCAATTAAATGCAATTCAAGGGACCGAAGTCAAGAAACTTCAAGAAGTTAAAAGAGATATCGAGGAATAGAAGGTGTCACATATGTGACTCAAAACTTAAAAATTCTGGTGTATTTATTTGGTCGAGAAGAAAAGAAGATGCAGTGGCAATTAAATGTTGCAACTGTTTGACTACATATTCGACTGATTTTAGTATATTAGATTTAGGCATACCAAGAGAAGTAGGATATGCATAATGAGATTAGCAGTATATGGGACTCTTAGAAGAAATCGTCCAGACGTTGGAAAAGTAAAAGGTTTTAGCCTGGTATTCCCAGGGACACATTCATATCCAGCAATTATAAAAAACCCTCAAGGAAAGGGAGCTGTGGTTGAAATGGTTGATGTAGATAATGAAGATTTAGAATACTACGACAGATATGAAAATGTAGATGGAGGACTTTATATCAGAACTACAGTTGATGTTGAGTTTAAAAGAGGAAAAACCGAAAAAGCTTGGATATATGTAGCTGGACCATTACTTTGGGAAAAATCAAAAACTTTCACAGAAGTTCCTGATGCAGACTGGTTGTCAGAAAAAACATCAGATTTAATGGACAGAGTATATGAAAAAGAAATCTACCAAACCTGAAAAATTTAATATAATACCTCCTGACCTTTCTGCTAAAGAAAAAGCTTTAGAGTTAGCAAGGAAGGATATCATTACCTTTGGGCAGATGTTTTTACCTGAAGACTTTATGAAATCCTCTCCTGCTCCGTACCAATATGAGTTAAGTGATTTATTATTGGGAGATGAAAAAAGGGCTTGTATCATACTTCCTCGTGGTCACGCAAAGTCTACTTTAGCAAAAACTGCTTTATTATATAAACTGTATTTTAACCCACCTGAAAAAAGAGAATTTATTGCTTGGGTATCTGAGGAGCAATCTCAAGCAGTAGACCATATCAAATATATACAAAACCATATTGACATTAATCCTGCTCTACAATATTACTTTGGAGACTTAAAAGGAGATAAATGGACTGAAAAAGAATTTACAACAGCAAGAGGAGATAGGGTTATTGCAAAAGGAACTACTCAAAGATTGCGTGGTCGTTCTCAATTAGGTTTAAGATATACAAATATTATTCTTGATGACTTTGAATCTGAGTTAAATACAAAAACTCCTGAAAGAAGAATGGAGATTAAAGAATGGGTTATGTCAACAGTAGAGCCTGCTTTGGAAAATTCAAAAGGACAAGAAGGTTCTGTATGGCTAATCGGTACAATTGTTCACTATGATTCATTCTTACAAAGTATATATGATGGATATTTGTCTGCTAAGAAGGAAGAAAGAAAATATGCTTGGGCTGTTATGTATAAAAAAGCTATAGATAATGGAGTACCTTTATGGCCTAACTACTTTAGCAAAGAAAAGTTAGATGACATTAGAAGAAGATTCTCTGATATGGGACTTGTTCATAAATTTGCTCAAGAATACTTAAATGAAGCAAGAGATTTAGATTCTGCTAAATTTAGAATTAAAAGAATAAATTATTATAAAGGAAATTTAGAATCAAGGAATGGATTTAATTATATGATAATAGATGAATCTGCTATTCCAGTAAATGTATATTTAGGAGTTGATTTAGCATATGAGGCAAATTCAAGGAGCGACTATCAAGTTATTATGGTTATTGCTATAGATAAAGAAAGAAATATATATGTTATAGATTATTATAGAGAACACTCTCCTTTATATGATATGCCTCATAAAATATTTGAATACGCAAAAAGATTTAGTCCTGTTAGAAGAGTAAATGTAGAGAAAGTCGGTGCACAAGGTGTTATTAAAGACTATGTAAATAAGCTAATAGGTAAAGATAGAAAAATGGCACCAGGTTTAGCTCAAGGAGTTAGACCGCCAGCTGGAATTAAAAAAGAAGACAGAATAGAGGCATTATTGTGTCCTATCGTAAATTCTAGAAAATTATTCATAAAAAGAGAACATAGTGATTTGGTTGACGAAATGTTTGAGTTTCCTAAAGGTAGAAATGATGACCTATTAGACGGATTATGGTATTCTGTAACGACTGCTAGACCACCTAAAAGTTCAGCTATTGAAATAGATAAATTCAACGATATTGGCTCAAGCGAAGAAAAAACGATGGGTTCTCAGGTAATATCTTGGATTACAGGACAAAAAAATTAAATAATTGTTGACAAAAGTAAGCAATAATTATTATTTTTAATATAAAAATAAAATTGGGAGTAAACCATCGAAAAATACGACGAAAATAAAAGCAAAGGACAGATAAATAGAGAGTTATTCCGAAGATGGAGAGACGCTAGACAGTCTTGGGATACAGAAGCTAGAGACGCTGTAGACTTTGTTTTAGGCAATCACTACACAACAGATGAATCAAATGCTTTACAGGCAGTTGGTCAGGCTGATTTCGTTATAGACAGAGTTTATGCAGCAGTTGATAAATTAAAATCCTTATTAACAGCTCAACCTGCAAGGTTTTCTGCAATAGGAAGAGAAGACTCTGACAATAAGTTAGCTAACGTTTGGAAAACAATACTTGAGTATGTTTGGGATATTTCAAAAGGTGATGTTGTTTTTAAACAGATTGTTCACGACTATGCTGTCGCTGGACTTGGATATGCTTATGTTTATGTGGACCCAGAAGCTGATTATGGAAGAGGTGAAGTAAAATATACAAATGTTGACCCATTTCGTGTTTATGTAGACCCTGCTTCAAGAGATAGATTTTTTCAGGATGCGTCTGGTATAGTTTTATCAACATACCTAACTGAACAACAACTATTAGATTTGTACCCAGAATTAAAAGAAGTGATAGACAAATTAGAGCCAGGAGACAGTTCTCTTTATGGAGAGGATTATCCTACATCTAATTTAAAAAATTCACAAAATGTGTTTACTCCAGCAGAAGCAAAGAATTTAGATTATAATACTAATGAAAAATATCAAATTTTAGATAGATTTTATAAAGTAAGAGTTCCATACTATAGAATGTTTAATACATTAGATGGTTCAGAAAAAATTATAGACTCAGAAACTTATGCAGCAATTATAGAGCAAGAAGAAACTATCGAAGCTTTTGAAAGAGGAGCTATAGAGGTAGAAGAAATTATGCAAACTAGAATTGCTCAGTGTTCTACTATAGGAGATATTTTATTATTTGAGCGTACCTTAAGTACTGATATCTATCCAATTGTTCCATTTTCGAACATTTGGACTAATACTCCCTATCCGAAGTCAGATGTGAACAAGGTTAAAGACTCTCAGAGGCTTTTAAACAAGCTATTCTCTTTAACCTTGTCACACGCTCAGTCTGCAGCAGGATTAAAATTATTAATCCCTGAAGGAAGTATAGATAGCACAAGTCAGTTAGAAAAGGATTGGGCAAACCCTAATGCGGTTATTGAATATAACCCAGAATTTGGTGAGCCTCACTACCCACAACCAGCTCCTTTAACAAGTGAGTTTTATTATTTGATTGATAGGGTAGAGAAATATATAGATTTAAATTTTGGTATTCCTGAATTATTACAGGGTTATAAAGACAACGCTCCTGAATCAGTAAGAGGAACAATGCTTTTATCTGAAATGGGAGAATCAAGAGGAAAATCAAAATTAAGAGATGTAGAAGCAAGTTTAGCACAAGTAGGACAAGTAGTGTATAATCTTGCTAAGGGACATTATCAGTTCCAAAAGACTTTTAAAATTGTACAGGCCAATAATGACTTAACAGAATTCACTGTCAATATGAGATTGTACGATGATAAAACAAACGAACTAGTGCAAATAGAAAATGACCTAACAATAGGTCAACACGATGTTCGTATAATATCAGGCTCAACTTTGCCGAGTAACAAAGTGGCAGAATACAATATGTACCTAGAAGCTTACAAGATTGGCCTGGTAGATGATGTCGAGGTTTTAAAGAAAAGTGAAATCTACGACAAAGAAGGTGTTCTTCAGAGAAAAAGCCAAATGGCTCAAATGCAAAGCTATATTGCACAACTTGAAGACCAAGTAAAGAAACTTAGCGGAGACTTGCAAACCTCAGAACGTGAAACTGTAGGGGCTCGTAAGAGAG